TATTAAAAGACATGCTAAAAGGCAATTAAAAAATATAGAAACCTATATAGAAAAAGGAGAAATGTATAAATTATTAGCACATATAAATTCAGAAGAAATTCTTTCGTGGGGTGCGCCAATTCAATGGTCATTATTACCCGATGAAAAAAATGTAAAAAAATATATAAGTCATTTATCGCCACCACAATTAAGTATTTATGATTATCTTATATACATTGACGACCCAGATGAGGATAAGGAAACAAAGCAATATAAAAAATTTGTAAAAGATAACTTTTTTGTATATGTAGATGAAGTTTTTACTGCTTGTTTAGGAAAAAATCATGGCTACAACCCGCAAGATATATGGGATATTGAATATGATATGTTAGAAGCAATGGGGTGTGATACATTTAAAAAGGAAGACCCAAACAATTATAACGTGGTTACGGCCGATGAATTAAAAACAAAATTTGATTTTGATTGGGATACTTTTACAAAGTTATTAGGGTATCAAACATCACCGAAAAAAGTGATAGTTTCTAGTTTAAACGCGCTTAAGTGCATGACCCAATTGTATAAAAAAAATTGGAATACACCTAAATGGAAAACTTATTGGTTATATATACATTATAGACAGCTTATTCGGTTTGAAACTTCTTTAAGACACATTCATTATAATTTTTTTAAAAAAACACTAGAAGGCCAGCCTATAATTACTCCTGCTGAAATATATCCGATATATGCGTTGTCTTTTTGTTTTAATACATTTTTAACAGAACAATATACAGAACATAATCAAAATCATGTATATGAACTTTATGTAAAAAGATTAGTAAAAGATTTAAAATATTTATTTATCCGAAAACTAAAAAGAAACACGTGGCTTTCTCCAAAAACAAAAGCTACTGCTATTAAAAAATTAGAAAAGCTTGAAATATTTGTAGGAAATCCTGGAAAATTGAGATATGATCCATTATTAAACTATTCAAATGATGACCCTTGGGAGAATATGCGTTTATTATTAAAATGGAAACATAAACAATTTGTTAAATTAGAAGGAAAAAATATAATTGATATACCAGAAATTGATTGGCAGAATTTTAAATTGGTAGGCACGCAAAATTATATGGTAAATGCCTATTACAGACCAACAAGCAATTCTATATATGTTCCGGGCGCTTATTTACAACCACCCTTTATTGATTTAAAAGAACGTGGTATGGAGTATAATTTAGTATTTATCGGCTATACAATTGGTCACGAATTATCTCACTCACTTGATGATATGGGTAGTAATTATGATGAAAATGGAAATTTAAATAACTGGTGGACCGACGAGGATAGAAAAAAATTTAAATTGAAAATAAAGGATGTAGTAAATCAATATGAAACTGTCGCAAAACGTGATGGAATAAAGTTTGACGCAGAACTAGGTGTAGGAGAAGATTTAGCAGATATTTCTGGATTATCTTTAGTAGAAGAATATTTGATAGAATTCAATAAAGGCAATGATTTATATTATAGAATAATGAAATTATCATTAGAACAATTTTATATGCAAGTCGCGTTACAAGGCCGACAAAAAATATATAAAAGCGCGATTAAAGCACAACTTAAAATGAATCCTCATCCTTTAGAAAAATATAGGTGTAATTGTCCTTTAGCACGTTTGGAAATATTTAAAACAATTTTTAATATTAAAAAGGGCGATGGAATGTGGTGGCATAATAATGATACAATATGGTAACAAGTAATATATTTAGCCATTTATTGATTTATTTTTGATTATTTAGCCATTTCATTATTTAGCCATTTCATTATTTAGCCATTTCATTATTTAGCCATTTCATTATTTAGCTATTTAATTATTTAGCCATTTCATTATTTATACATTTTATTATTTATACATTTTATTATTTAGCCATTTAATTATTTAGCCATTTAATTATTTAGCCATTTAATTATTTAGCCATTTTATTTAACCACAGTTCCATAAAATTTTTATATTGAATATATATATAAATGGCAAAGTCAATGAAAGTTCGTCGTGCTCGCGCTCGTTCCGCTAAACGTTCCGCTAAACGATCCGCGTCCAAGGCCGCTAAGCGTTCTGCGTCCAAGGCTGCCGGTCGTGCCGCCAAGGCTGCGCGCTCTGCCGCTAAGGCCGCTGGTCGTGCCGCCTCTGCTGCCCGTGGTGCGTCCGCATCCAAGGCCGCCTCGGCATCCAAGGCCGCTGGTGCCGCTGCTTCCCGTGCCGCCTCGGCTGCCCGTGCTGCTGGTGCCGCCGCATCTGCCTCGGCCGCCGCTGCCCGCGCTTAAATTTTTAATTTAGGCTTAAAAGGATAAAATATAAAATATAAACAATAATAATAATTAAAAATAATTATTATTATTAATGTTGAGAATATTATTAGCAATACTAGTTGGGTCATTGGGAGGATTTATCGGAGGAGCTTTAGGTTTAGGCGCATCCGCTCTTATGCTTCCTGGCATTTTATTATTAGGAATAATAAAAGATTATAAAACTGCTGTAGGAACGATTTTATTAGCTGTTCTACCGCCAGCAACATTACTAGCAGTTATAGATTACTATAAACGAGATAAAGTTGATACAAAAATAGCATTAATACTATTTATAACTTCATTTTTAGCAGCATATGGTGGCGCAATTATTAATAAAAAATTAAGCGAGAGTACTTTAGAATACATTGCGTCATTTGTATTTTTTTTAATAGCAGTTTATTATTTTTATATTGCTAGAAACGGAAGAATATAATTTATCGAGCGTACATTAATCCGGCATTCCCCGAAGAAAAAGTAAGAACATTATATCGCTCTTCCAATACTGTAAGGTCGTAATTATAATCGTATATACGCCAGGTTGGTTTATTTACTCCAATTGGCCCACCACCATTTTCATCACAAATAACTTGTACTTGAGCATTCGGGTCCAATGGCGGCTGAAATGTCGTAAATTCAAACTCAATCTGGTTAAATTTACTAAGATTCATTCCTCCACTCGGTTGAAAATCATACGGATTTGTTTGGAGATTGAAATTATAACAGTATAGTCCATCGGGCGAATTTCCCGAACTTCTGGCGTATTTTTCTATATAATTAAATACTCCAGCATCAAACTCATTTTCTCTATATTTACCGTCAAGTATTAAGGCCCATCTTTGCATAATATTTTTTTGATTTGCGTCATTGTAATCACCAGTAATAAATATTTTTGTATCAACATTTCCAGAGGGGTCTGTTCCTGGGGTATAATTATTAACAAGCCCACAAGTAAGAGGCATATTATAAACTCCACTTGCCGTAAGAGGATTTATTAAATCATATGGCAAATAATTATACGGCCAATTACTATAATTAGACCACTGATTCCGCAAAGAAATATCACTTCTTTGAAAAAACCACATCCAATTGGCAACCATACTTAAACTATCCAATTCAACCCTTTTTGAACCAGTCACATTATTAAAATCATAATGATAAGCTTCTTTAATTAAATATTTTTGGTCTTCTGCCGCAAAAACTTTCACTTCATCTTCCGAAAGAAAAGCATAAGTGCTTATTAAATGTATATCTGCTGACCAATTTGTTCTTTTATCTGTATAATTTAATCCAGCTGTAGTTGGAATAGGTGGGGGTTGTAGAAACCGATAAAACTGAAATAATATATCATTTTGATTCGCTTGAATATAACACATTTCGGTTGGATTACTTACATCGCGCACTACAAACAATTCATTTACGGGTCGGATTTCAATTTCTATATGTAACTCATTATATTGCAGACTTACCAAGGGAAATGCCATTTTTGCCGCGAGAGTAAACCAAATATTAAGTGGTATATATAATTTACGGGCACGTATTGACGGTTCCGGTCCTTCTGGCGCAGTAGTATAATAAGCACTAGGATAAACATTTTTTCGTGTGCCCGAGTTTGCCGGGTCATTTAGTTCAGCAACATTTCCGGTCATATTATAGTATACATTTTTCTTGGTTTCACTAAAATCTCTTTCTACTAAATTATAAAGATATTGTCCTGAAAATTGCTGAATTGTTTGCCCGCCGACTACAAAACGCACTTGTTTAATCATTTGTGTTCCAAGATTATCTATCCATTTAAATTCATATGGCAACCATTGACCTGAACAATCCATTGGAGGCAGAATAGGACTCCATATAGTTGGCAAGGTAACCACTAAATAAGTATCCATTAATAAATCCGCATATCTAGGTATTTTAAAATCAAAGGTAGAAGATTCATTTAATCGTAATGTTCTAGCACCATCAAAATCCAGTCTGAATTTTTGAAGACCAAAATTAGTATATTTAGCATAAACAAATTTAAACATTGTTTTAGACGGGTTACCATTAAGTATTATATTTTGATTTCCATATGAAACTAAATTTAATAATCCACCAGGCATCTTTATATTATAATGTTAATA